TGCTCTTCGGTCACGTCTGCGTTGTGGTCAATCGAGGGCAGCTTGATGATGTTGCCGTCTGTGGCTGCGCCGTCGCCTGTAAACACGACCTTGACGTCAGACTTGCGACCGAACACGGCTGATGTCTTGGCTAGTTCGTGGGTGAATGATGATGCTTTCATGCTCTGGCTCCTTATGAGAACACACGCTGTGCAATACCCGTCAGAACAACGCGGTCCTGTTGGCTTGCACGGTCGAGGATGGTGGTTTCTATGGCTTGGGTGACTGCATCCTTGTGCTTGGACGCAGGCATCATGGACGTGAACATCTCAGCAGCAGTCGCAAACGCCATGAATGTGCGAGGGCTGATTGGCTGCAACACCTTGGACGTGGTGAAGGCAGTCAGATGCTCGTCGATGTACTTGTTGATCTGCGTAATCACAGACGAGGTCAGCTTGGGCGCTGTGGCCTTGAGCAACTTGGAACGATCCGACGCACCCATGTAGTCAACCTTGATCCACACGGTGAAGCGATCAAGCAACGCCATGGACTGTGGACGTGCGCCTTGATACATGCCGAACTCGTCACCCTGACCAACGGTGTTGCCAGTTGCGAACATGCGGAAGCCACGGTGAGGCTTGACGATGCGTCCGCCGTCCTCGGTAAGCATGAGGCCATTACCCTCAAGCGCACGTTGCATCACATAAGCCACGTCTGGGCGAACGAAGTCGATCTCGTCGAAGATGCCAATGTATGGCCCCGACATCATCTGCGGCAAGATGCCATCGACAAAGCGCGAGACCGATGCGCCATCCTCAGACGTTAAAACGTCACGACCGATTAGGTCCATGCGAGTGATCTCGCTGTCGAAGTTGACCCGCATGACAGGCCAGTTAAGACGCGAGGCGACTTGCTCGATCAGCGTGGTCTTGCCTGTGCCAGTGTGGCCATGCAGGTAAGCACGTTGGTTGGTGATGATCGCGTAAAGCACACGGAACAACTCGAACGGACGGAAGATGTAGTTGTCATCTGCGTTCGGCACATGCGGGTGGTCGAACTCCCAGTTCCACGTTGGCACGTCGAAGTCGAGCAACTCACGAGCAGACGCAGACTTGAGACCGAACACCTGATACGCTTTGGACGCCTTGATGTTGCCGCGTGGGATGTCGCCCGATGGTGTTGGCTCGGCAGACATGGCCGCAACCGATGGACGGCTCTCGGCCTCAATGGCACGAGCAGTCGCGTCCTCGATGCGCTTGATGATGGTTGCAAGGGACGGCAGACCTGCGTCGATGAGTGTGAGGTCAATCAGCTTGGCCTTGCTTGCATCCGTTGGCAGGACGATGTCGCTCACTGGCGCACTGACCACTGGCTCTGGCGCTTCCTCGTCCTCGATGGTTTTGATAAGCACGTCGGCTGCGTCTTGCAGCATCTCGTTGAGTGCGACCTTGTCCGAGCGTTCACCACGCAGACGAAGGGCATCGCATGCTGCGTTGACGATGTCGGTGTCGTAGTCGAGCGTCACCATGGCCTCTTTGATGATCGTGAGGGCTGTCATGCGCGTCTGAACGACGTAGTCGATGATGGCCATGACGTCTGAGAGCGAGAGTTTGATTTTGCCTGTCAATGGGGCTTCTCCTGTGTGTGATTTTGCTGCCGCAACGACCCCGTCGTGGTCGTATGCGATGTGGTTGCCGATGTCGTAGCCAGACTTGGCGCGAGAGCTTGGCTTGCAGTAGGCGCTAGGCTTGCTGAGAGCGTCGATGAGCGCGTTGAAGTCGATGGTGCCGCATAGGATGCCGCAAAGCGTTGGCACTGACATGGCATCGCGAACGCTCGACCATGTCGGACGCTTGAGACCCCAGACCCCACCGTCGATGACGGCTTGGCGGATGTCGTCGGGTCTCGTGCGAAGGATTTTGGAAACCTCTTCGCGCAATATGCGTCTGGTCTCGGCGTAGGTCGGTTGTCCTAGCGCGTGGTTGATGATGGAGAGATTGTGCATCTTGCTCCTCCCGTGATTTGAGTTGAAGTTTTGTCGAGACGGAATGCCTCGCCAGATAAATCCCTTTCAGGGACCGCGCACGCGGCCCGCGAGGAACACCCTTCGTTATGTATAACATGTGATACAACACAGCAGGTGTCAAGGGGTGTCATGTGTTAGTCCCTCCACGGCATGAAGACGCACTCGCCCATGACGGTGCCGTCGGCTGTGTAGAAGACCTCGCCGCAGCCTGTGATCCAGTTGACCAACAGCCATGCGAAGAACAGGCCGATGAAGGCTGACCCAAGCACGCCCACGATGGCGTCGATGATCTTCTCGCGTCGGCGTCGGCTGACCTCGCGTGTGAGGCCGTTGATGATGTTGTCGTCGAGTGTTTTGCGTTGCATGTGCGTATCTCCTGTATGCAAAGGGCAAAAAAAAACCCCCACGCGGATGCGTGAGGGTTCATCGGGTTGGGTGTGATTATGCGCGGGCTTTGTCGAGCAGCTTGAAGAACGCTGCCATAGCTTCGCTATCCCACTCGGCCATCGCACCTGCGACCGCTTCGGGTGTCATCGCAGGCGTGTTGGCAGGCTTCGCGGCAGGCTTCGCCTTGCGCTTGGCCGTGGTCTTGGGCTTGGCAGGAGCCTTCGGCTCTGCCTTCGCGTCCTCGCGAGCGGCCTTGACCGCTGACCAGTCGCCAGTCGCACGCGCCTTGATGCGCGTTGCGTCACCCTTGGTGACATCGTCGAGCAGCTTGGCCCAACGCACGCGCTTGCTATCGGCGGCACGAGCGGTGATGTACGCAAGGACTTCGTCCTTGGCTTTCTTGGTCTTCGCGTTTGCGAATGCGTGTGCGGCTTGCTTTGCGGAAAGGTTTGTTTCGTGTGTCATCGCGTGATCTCCTTCGCGTTCGAGCTGAGAACAGCCTCAGCTTCCACCTGAGAAACCCCTTCGGGGAACACACCCGCCGCGTGAGAGGACGACAGCTTCCTCGTATGTGAGCTAAGCTGCTGATTAGACGTAGATTGGCCCTTTAGGGCCAGTGTTTAGGGTCGAGCGAGGAGGGTTTCCGAAACGTCTGACCCCTAGAAGGGGTCAGGATGCCCCTAGCAAGGGAGTGTTTTGCTATGCAAAACAGGGGCTTAGGACGATCTGTGGCACAGTTGTGTCTCCGACACAACATCGCAGGCATAGGGGGGCGGGGGGTCATCCCGCCGACCGCGTTTTCGCGTGACATCTCACCTCCCCTACCCAACGAGTAATCGGAGCAAAAATTGAAAACGTCTGAACCAGAACGCAGAACCGTAAAGAAGGGCTTAATAGAAGGAGAACAGGTAAAATTAACCTGCCAGGTATGTAGAAAAGAATTTTGGACGAGAGCCTCTCACGAAGACCGCCGCAAGTTCTGCTCTATGGAATGTAGGAAGATGGCACCTGAAGCTAGAAAGGCAGAGAGAATGGGCGAGCTAATTCAAAAAGAAACACTGACCCCAGCACAGTCAGCTAAAATCCGTGCCGAAATCGCCTCCTATATGGGCGACCAAATCAAAGACGCGCACCTCGTCGTTATGGGTAGCAAAGAGTGGAACCCAACCCAAGCCCGCGTCTTCTCAACTTTACTCAACAAGGTCGTTCCCGATCTCAATGCTTCGTTCCACCAGCATGAGCATTCGACCAAACAACTTACTGATCTATCCCGCGAGGAGCTGGAGGCAATCGCCGCTGGCGTCTCGGTGATCGACGTTGAAGCCAGAGAGGTAACTAAGGATGAAGATTAAGAACCAACAAGCTGACGCCCTACCCAGCAACGTGACCCCAGCCGAACTTGGCCAGGCGATGTCTCAGCTCAATCTGAGCGGCGTCCCTGCTCACAAACGCGCAGAAGCCATAAAAGACCACTTCATGCGCATCGTCGCAGACAGCATCTACGACAAGGAGGTCGCGCAAGAAATCCACATCAGCCGCATTCTACGCCAGAGGGAACAAAGTTAATGTCCACAATGTCGCAGGCGCAGGTCGCCAAATACCTCCTCAGACTGAGAGACGCGGCAGATGGCTTTGAAGGCTTTGTCAGACTTATTTACCCCGACTGGGAACTAGCAGACTTCCAGCTAGAACTCATCGACGCGCTCGACAAACTGGAAAAGGACGAACTGGGTGTCAACAATCTCCTTATTACGATGCCTCCACGGCATGCTAAGTCCACATTCGGCACGGTCTTGTTCCCCTCCTACTTCATGGCGCGGAACCCGTCTCGCTTCATCATGTCCTGCTCATATAACAGCCAACTGGCTACTGACTTTGGCCGTCAGGTCCGATCTGTCGTGGAGGATAAAGCAATCACTCAAGCCTTCCCCGACTTCACCCTGTCCAAAGAGAGCCGAGCA